TTGACTTCATTAGCAAATATTGAAAGTAAGTTTAGAGATTCGTTAAATGAAGTTGGTTTTTCTTTGGAAAGTATTGTTAGTGATGCAAGAGAAGCTTTGTCTGGTGGTATTGATTTGTGTGGCGGTGGTATTCCTAATTTTGTAATCGCACAAAATGGTGAACCAACTCAAACAGCAGATAGTGTTGGTATGGCAGAGGGTGATCCTGTAGAGGAGGAAGATGCAACTCTCTTAACTCCATCAGAAAATATTGCGACTGTAAATACATCAATAAATTTTGATGCTAGTGTTTCTAAATTAGCTTTAGTTGAACTTGTCGAAGAAATTGAGAATCTTATTGCCTCTGAAGGTGGAAGAATAACTAATGCAGTAAAGAAAGAGTTTGATAAGGCAGATGTTATTGCTAAGGCTAAATCAGAAAAAGATGGAGCCGCAACATCACCGGCAGTCGCAAAGATAGCAACATCTATTGTTGCTATCACAGCACCAAAACCTGTGATTAAACCACAGGAAGTATCAGAAGAAGTAAAAATTCTTCAAGATAAAATTGCTTCTCTTGTGAATTCAGTGAATAAATCATATGAAAAATTACTTAATCTTCTTTTAAAATCTATGTCTGATCATCCTCATAATTTAATTTCTGATGGTAAAAGAAGAGTTGTGAACAATAATAAAACAATTACCATACAACAATTGAAGTTAAAATCAGAAGGTGGTAACTTAGATGGTTCTGTAAATAAATCTATGAGTTTGCCGCAGACTATGGACTTTTTTCAAAAACTTCGCCGAAGAACAATTAGTGACACAGATAGATTAGACTCTTTAGCCCGTGACGCTATTACAGGTGAAGTGACTGTTAAAAAATTTGAGGATGCAATTAATGAACGTCTTGCTCCTAATTCCGAAAAGTTTGTCACAATGGCAGAACAAGCATTTGTCGAAGCTGAAAAAGTTTTCACAGTTGAAAGTAACGAATAATGATAATAAAAAAACTAGTTACACTCAACGTATTATATTGGTTGCCAGAATATAATAATATTTTGCAACAATTTACTTGGCAGACAAAAGATATAGTTCCAGAGTATCCAAGAGTACATAAGTTTTTAAACTATTGGCATGAGGAAATTGATGCAGTGATAGCAGAGGTTCAAATTGCTCACAGTGATGACCATCAATATAGGCCTGTAAAAGATTTTACGATTATAAAATAAAATTTGTCGTTATAAATAAATGAAGGAGTAATCATGTCAGGATTTACAGACGCACAAAGACAGAATGATATATCACGCAATGTGCGTCAATATCGTGACCTTGACCTTTTCTTCGGCAGAAAACCTGTTAGTGGTGATGTAAATGCACTAACAGATGTTGAGAACATAAAACGTGCTGTTAGAAATTTAGTCTTAACTAACATATATGAAAGACCCTTTCATCCAGAGATTGGCTCTGGTGTGAGAGATATGCTGTTTGAAAATATGACTCCATTTGTGGCTATAATGTTGACAAAAAGAGTTGAGGATGTTATAGAGAACTTTGAACCAAGAGTTCGACTGATGAATGTTAGCGCAAGGCCAGATTTAGACCGAAATGCTTATGAATTGACAATCACATTTTTTATTCTTAATGCTCCCACAGAACTTGTAGAGGTAGATTTCTTTTTAGAGAGATTACGATAATGGCAACAAATGATAAAAGATTAATTGTTTCAGAATTTGATTTTGACGATGTTAAAAACAATCTTAAAACTTTTCTTGAAGCTCAAGATGAGTTTACAGATTTTAATTTTGAAGGCTCTGGTCTAAGTGTTCTTCTAGATGTATTAGCATATAATACTCACTATCTTGGTTTTAATATGAACATGCTTGCAAACGAGATGTTTCTTGATAGTTCATCGCTCCGTTCTAGTGTGGTATCTCATGCCAAAACTTTAGGTTATGAACCGCAATCAGCGAGAGCACCAAAAGCTGTCGTTGATGTTACATTGTTTGATTCTGTTAAAGCTACAGCGACAATCCCTGCCGGAACAGTGTTTACAACTTCAGTTGATGATGTTGATTATAATTTTGTTACCACATCTGAATTAACTTCTGCAAATATTGGTAGTTCAATTCCATTTTTAAATGTTCCAATATTTGAAGGGACATTTATAACAACACAATACACTGTTGATTCAACTGACGTTGATCAAAGATTTCTTTTGACTGATAATAGAGCAGATACAACTACATTGGCAGTTACGGTTCAAAACTCTTCTACAGACACTACATCAACAACTCATACAAAGACAACAGATATCTCACAGATTACTTCAACGAGCGCAAATTATTTTTTACAAGAAGTTGAAAATGGTTTGTTTGAAGTTTATTTTGGTGATGGTATTTTAGGAAAACTGATTGAAGATGGCAACATTGTGATATTAACTTATGTGGTGACTAATAGAGCAGATGCAAATACTGCAACCACATTTACAAATGCAGCTGCTATTGACACAGTGATAGATGTTCAAGTTTCTACTGTTGAGCCAGCTAGTGGTGGTGCTATTCCAGAAAGTGTTGATTCAATAAAATTTAATGCGCCCTTAGATTTTGCAGCACAAGGTCGATGTGTTACTGCTGAAGATTATAAACTATTCATAAAAAGATTTTTTCCTAATACACAATCAGTATCTATTTTTGGTGGTGAGACTGGCTCTTTTGACCCTGTATTGGGTGTTAGTTCTGTTCAAGAGTTTGGAAAGGTCTTTATATCAATTAAATCTACAACAGGTAATTTTATACCTCAAGTTGAAAAGGACCGATTAGTTCGTGACCTTGCACCATTTACTGTTGCTTCGATTACACCAGTTATTGTTGATCCAGAAACATTGTTTCTTATATTAGATGTTTCTGCACAATTTAATTCTAATCTTACTACATTAACAGCAGCTAATTTAGAAGCTACTATTACCAATACTCTTACAAGTTTTAATACCAATACTTTGACAACCTTTAATAGTGCATTTAGACATTCTCAAGTAACTAAATTGATTGATGATTCTGATCCGGCAATTACCAGTAATATTACAAAAGTTGTTATGGCTAAATTTTTTAGACCCACACTTAATGAAGCTTTAGGGTATACCATATCTTTTAATAATAGTATTTACAATCCTCATGCTCGACACAACGCTGATCAGGGTGGAGTTATCGCCTCAACTGGATTTAAAGTTGAGGGTGATACTGTTAATGAACAATTTTTTGATGATGATGGGAATGGAAATTTAAGAAGGTTCTTTGTGTTGGCTGGAGTTAAAAATTATGAAGATAATAAAGCTGGAATTGTTGACTATGCAACTGGAACAATAACATTAAATCCTCTGACAGTAAGTCAAGTATTAAATGTTGATGGTGCTACTTCAATTGACATTAGAATAACAGCTTTACCGGATTCTGTAGATATTATACCAGTTAGAAATCAATTAGTTGAAATAGATTTAGTAAACACAACTGTTACCGTTGGACTTGATAGGTTAGAAGTTGGTGATATCAATACTATCAATATAGTTGATAGAGCTACATCATCCTATACGAATACAGCATCAGGATTCTAAAATGGCACCGTTTGATAATCCACCATCATCTTCTTTAAAGACAAAAATCTCTCCATTAATTGAGGGTCAATTACCTGATTTTGTCAGAGATGATCATCCGTTATTCACTAAATTTATTGAATACTATTATCAATATTTGGAAGCTGCTGAATTAGTAATAGTTGCTCAAGTTGATAATGTAATTCAAGAGACTTTTGATGTTCAATACATTTTAGATGAAGATGATAATCAAATTGTATATGAGGATTCAGAGGGTAAATTTACCGTAGGTGAAACGATTACTGGTTCTAAATCTAAAGCCACTGCTACAATCTTAATTGATGACCAGAGAAATAATCGTTTGTTTATAACGTCTGCACAACAGTTTGTCACTGATGAAGTTATTGTTGGCGCAACGTCTGGTTCTGAAGGGACGATTACACGATATAGAGGCAACCCTGTTCAAAATATTCAACAACTTTTAGATTATGCTGATGCAGATAGAACGATAAGTGATTTCTTAGATCAGTTAGCAGTTTCATTTATGAATGCAATACCTAAGAGATTAGTTGGTTGGAATCCTCAAGGCACTGCTGATGAAACTGTTAATAGAAGAAGTTTAATAAAGAACATTCGTGAACTTTATAGGTTAAAAGGAACTAGTGAAAGTTTTAAACTTTTCATTAGGATTTTATTAAATTTAGATTCTGAAGTTATCTACCCTAGAAAATTTATGATGAGGCCTTCTGATGGTAATTACGAAAGAAATATAATTCTTAGAACTACTGCAATATCTTCAGCAGTTGGAGATGAATTAGAAGGTCAAAAACTAACTGGATTAACATCTGGTGCAACTGCCATAGTCGGACAATCAAACACTCTTATTCAAGGTGCTGTTGACATAACAGAATTTATAGTTGGAAATAAAGTTGGTGATTTTGTCGCTGGCGAAACAGTACAAGGGGTATCTCGCACTAGAAATGTATTACAAGATTTTACAGTCTTTAATATTGTAAGCAAAGCTACAGTTACAAATGATGGTATTCTATATTCAGCAAAAGATAAAGTAACTATTAGTACTGATTTTGGTAATAAATCTGCTCTTGCTGAAATTGAAAGTGTTAAAACTGGTTCGGTTAGTAGCATATTCATTGATGATGCTGGTGCTGGATATAAAGTAGGTGATCCTTTAGTATTTGCAAGTTCAGAATCAAAGGTTGCGCTTCCCGCTGGATTTGTCTCTGTTGTTGATGGTGCAATAGCTTTAGATGGAACTGATGACAGTTCAACTGATGCCGATGATTACCTTGTTTATGAAGATGGCACAACAGAACATTTGGAAAGTTTTGATATAGCCTTAGAACCGGAGTTGGGAGATGAAGCAACTGCTATTATAAACGGGTTAGTAGATAATTCAACCATTTTACTATTAGACAATAACGTAGGAACAATTACTGATAGTATGATTGTCTATGGAGCCGGTCTTAAAGGCATCACTATTGAATCCATAACTTCACAAAATCAGATAACCATTAATAAAAAAGTTTCATTGCCAGATGACACACCTATTAGATTTGCAGAATCAGCAGGTATTTTGAGACTAGAAACTGGTAACGACACTGCCACTGATATGGGTCACAATATTATAAGTGAATTAGGACAAACTCCTGTTGCTGACACATACACCACTGGCGCTGACCAGATGCAGTTGGAAGAGGCAACTATTCCAGCTTCTGAAACTTCTGGTGTAATAACAAGAATCTTTCTCACAAATCATGGTAACGGAATGGCAGAACTTCCAACCGTTACCCTTAATCCATCAAGAGGAACAAAAATACTAGATGAAGATGGAACATACGATGATCCAGCAACTGCTCTTATATATGCAACCACAACTGATATTGGTGGGATAGATGAAATACTGATAACAGATAGCGGTGCAGATTATTCTACGACTGAACCACCAGATATAACTCCTAGAGCTAATTTTGTTCTAAAAGATGTTTCTGGAACATTTGTAGTTGGAGAAGCGTTAACAACTCATACTGGTATTGTACAAAGTTATAATTCTGAACGTCAACTTCTTGAAACAACCATTGAAGATGTGGTAAGAACTTCACTTGAAACCACTGATGCTCTTCCAATAGGATTAGAAGATTCACTTGGTTCTATAGAAAGTTATGTCACGCTTTCTGGTGGCGGAACTGATGATGGTTTTTATGATGAAGGATTTCCACATACAGGAATTGCTGATGAAACAAATGGCAACCCAATTATTTTAAATGCTACAGAATTAACTGGTGATGCGTTTATTGAACTTGAAGATGATACTAAAGGCATTCTTCGCACAGAACCAAACTCATTTATTCCAAAAACTTTAATTACTCTTGAAGATGAGAGTGGTGTTATAGTTGGAGAAGATGCTGAAGAGATAACTAAAAAATTCATAACGCAATTTCCAAGAGGTAGACAACCAGCAAGAACTTGGTTAGATCAAGTTGATTTTATACAAGGTAGAAAACTTTCTGAAACTGAGTTTGAACCTCCAAGAATAACTCCAACAAGTCATTATTTGGATAACCAATCATGGCAAAATACTTTTGGTGTTTATGTTCCAACACTAACACATAAAGCAAACGCAACTGCAATTGTTAATGGTATAACTGCCACACAAACTGTTACACTTGATAATAATTCTGGAACCATAGATGAACAAATGTTTGTCACTGGAACTATTGCAACAGCTACTATATCTGGTTCAACAGTTAAGAAATATGATGTGAGAGTGGTTGTTACTAGTGGAACAATTCAAAAAGGATTAGTAGTTGAGGGAACTGGAATTCCCGTAGGCACTCTTGTTTCTAGTGTAACAACTGCACAAGAATTTACTTTGAATACTCAAGTAAGTTTATCTGATGAAGCAGTTCTTACATTTAAACTTCCTCCCAAGATACTTGTCACTGATGTTACTTCACAGACAAGTATTACGATAAGCACTTTTGCTGACGGCGCTCCAATAACTCTTAGTGATGACACATCTTTGTCATTTGAAAGCCCATCAACAAATGGTCCGTTTGTTAAAGGTGAAGAGATAACTGGTGGAACAACTGGAGGAAAGGCACTTATATTAGACCCCTCTGGTGATACGAAGTTTATCTCAAGTAACGGTATAGACTTTGAGGTGGGAGAAACAATCACTGGAGAGTCAAAACTAGATACTGATGGAAATGCTGTTAACGCTACAGCAGTAATTCAAACTCTTGGCCAAGCATTTATTATATCACCAGAATCAATATGGACAGAATTTAAAGTTGAAACGATAACAGAAAAAAATGCACCTTTACTTGAGGACGCATCCTGTGATATAATTTTCAGTAAGGAATCTGAAGAAATAGTTCTAGAAAGTGCTGGACCATTTAGAGATTTTGCTGTTGGAGTAAATCATTTAATCTTGGATGGAACAGATACAACAATAAATGTATCTGGATCAGGATTTTCCTCTGAAAGAACAGACGCTGGAGGATTTATTATTGAAGAGGATTCTGGCGATATAATAATTCTTGAAGAAGATGGTGATAATTTTACTACTAGATTTAGCGAACAAAGCACTTTTGATTTCTATGATGGCCAAAACTTTGGAGTAATTTTAGACGGCGATTTTGACGATACAGGGAAAATTCTTTTAGATGGCACAGATACGGATGGAACTAATGCTGGTTCTGAAATAATAGATGAAAGTAGCAATGCTGGTGGAACTGGCTCTTCTGGTGTTATTGAATTAGAAGAGGGTGGTGTTCTTCTAGGCGAGATTGAAGCAGAAACAGGTGTGGTTGCTTTAAATGGTTTTGATAGTTCTTCAACCCATGCCGGCAGTAGTGTTATTCATGATGTGGATGGAATAGATTTCTCTGCTGGAACTACTGTCATTACAGCGTCTGGTGGATTCTCAGGAACCATAGTTAGTGCTGATGTTGCAAAAGCAACAACTACTGTTGCGACTGATAGAACTGAAATTATTGGTTATGGGAGTGACATTTCTAGTATACTTGGAGAGGACTTAAACAGATTACAAGATTCTGTTTTCTATCAACAATTCTCATATGAGATTCAATCTGGTGCTGGTGTTAATTATTACATAGACGAATTGACTAAAGCTGTGCATCCATCAGGATTTGCTGTTTTTGGTAAGACTAAGATTGCACAACAACTTGAAACTGCTATGGTTCTCAATAGCAAACCAATGACCATTAGTTCTTTTGTTGGTGATCAACCTATACAAGTTAAAAGAGCCCTTGCTGCATTTAATATGCAACAGGGCAGTTTTATGGATGTTTTCGTTCAAGAGGATTCTTTAAGTACTGGAGTAACAGAGTTTTTGTCTCTTGATGGGACTGACGGTAGTTCTTCAAATGCTGGTGATAGTATTCTCCAAGAATCTGCTACAGCTGGAACAACAACTAACAATTTAATTCTTGATGCAACTGATTTTAATGAAAGTGATCATAGAGGAGATATTCTCTTAGACGGGACTGATTCTGACGCAACTGATGCTGGTGACTCATTAGAGTTAGAAGATGAGTTACATGAACCTAAGAATAAAATTGTATTTGAACGTATTGATAATCCAAATGGTATTAACCACAATGCCCTCATTAAAGAAGACGGTAGTTTCTTAGTTCCCGAAACTTCACCCACATCTGGAAGTGGACGTTTACGAGTTGGCGAAACAACAGATGTTTCTGTTATCAATTCTATGTCACTGAAACTAGCCACAAATCCATCAGCAGGACCATCACAGGCTTCACTTGGTCTTGTGGGTCTAGCAACACCATTTGGTGGTGCAGATTCATTAGAAACAGAATTGGGAACAATCAGAAGTAAGGCTGCTCAAGAAGCTCATCATAGAAGAAGGATTGGTATTATTCCAACATTCTTCCCTCTTGATATTAGACAAGAAGGCCAACTTCTTTCAGAGGATGGTGGTCAAGGACCAGTGCTTTCAGATGTATCCACATTCCCACTGTCTGACTTTGTGAGAACTGGAGTCATTGATATTGGTGAAGATGCAACTAATACTAATGTGACTTCAGAAACAGTTGGTGTATTGTTAGAACAAACCGAAACAGGTTCTTTCAAACAAGAAGATGGAACTACGGTTGCTGGCACTCATGGAGATGATATCTTATTAGAGAATGCAACTGGTCCTAACTTAAATGAAAAATTATTGTTAGAAAGTCTTCGCATTGAATTAGAAGATAGCACTTCTAAATCTGGTGTTGTACCTTTCCAAAACTTTGGAGAAAACACATTCGATAATATTGCAATAAGTTCTGATATTCTATCAGATGAAGGATTGGGTATTGCTCTAGAAGATAATAGTGGACCAGATCACATTCTATTAGATGGAACAGATGATAATTCTCAGAACGCTGGTTTCTTTTTGATTGACGAATCAGAACTTGAATTCAAAATGTTATTTGAATCTGTTGAAACTGGACACGCTGATAACACTGGAGTAATTATTTTTAATGGAACTGACAGCGACTCTTCAAATTCTGGTGATAAGGTAATATTCCAACTCGCAACAAGAAGTGATTTACTAAACAATTCATCATATGATGTGGAGGGTATTCCAGACTTTAGTTCTAGACTGATTACTATGGACAATGATGATTTTGAATTTTCTAACGTATAAATAAGGTTACAAGGAAATAAAAAATGGCAATTCAAACAATAGGATTAGGTACAGTAGCCGATGATGGAACGGGCGATACTTTGCGTATTGCCGGTGACAAAATTAATGATAACTTTAATGATGTTTATACGACATTAGGAGATGGGACAAATTTAGTCACACCCGCTCCAACTGCTAGTCCAACCTTTACAGGAGTAATAACTGGTGTTACTGCTGACCTTTCTGGTGATGTAGCTATTGGAGGTGATCTTTCACTTGACCATGATGGAGCGGTATTCAACTTTGGTGCAGATAGCGAGATTAGTTTTACTCATGTTCATAATACTGGTCTATTACTTAATAGTACAAGTGTTATTCAGTTTAATGATGCATCACAAAATATCGGCGCACCTAACGCAACTACACTGGACATTAATGCAACTGACGAGATTGAACTAAATGCAACTCTCGTAGACATTAATGCTAACCTAGATGTTTCTGGATCAACTACGTCTGCTAGTTTTGTAGTTGCAGATGGTGGTAACATTGGTTCTGCTTCTGATACAGATGCTATGTCAATTTCCTCTGGTGGTGTAGTTACATTTAGTGCGGGACTTGTAGTCGCTGATGCTGGTAACATTGGTTCTGCCTCCGATACGGATGCTATAGCAATTGCCTCAACTGGTGTAGTGACTTTTAGTCAACAACCATCATTTCCAGTTAATACAATTGGTATTGACCAAGATGCAAGAGGGCCTCGTGTTGTAATAGAGGCTGGTGGTACAGATGGCGCTGGTGCAAACGCAGGCGATAATATTATAATTGAAGACGGTGGCACTGATGGTTCTGGAACTAACGCTGGGGCTAACATTGCTTGTGAAATAGCAACAGACATAGTTGGTGTTGGCGGGACTTCCACTTTTAATCTTTTAGACTCCGCTGGGGTGGTTGTCAAAGTAATAGTTAGCGTGTAAAAAATGGCAGTTGTAAATCCTCTTTTTATTAATAGCGACAATGATTTGCAAGAGATGACTGATGCTCAAGTTGTGTTACATCGGCAAAAAGCTATATATCAATATTCCTTGGACCCATCTGCATTGATCACTGTTGTATCGAGCAGTGGTTTAAATATGGATTCTCTCACTGACACAAGATTACGATCTGGTGCTTCCGCTGTAAGTGTAACTACATTTCCAATTAGTTCTGCTGCCTCACCTTCAGCAACAACTGACGTTACTTTCACAAAACTTAACTTTGTATACGATACTTCTTCTGATCAAACAGAAGATACTGATAATAGAGCATTTCCAATTTATCGTAATAGTGACGGTAATATTCAAGCAATGACATTAGATGACATGAAAGATACCTTCTTGCATCCTGCTATTGATTTGATGGTTGTGGCAGATGCCAGTGCAGATGATGCTAATGTTGCGGGAACATATAGAATACATACATCAGCATCTCTTACTGATTTTACAGAAGTCTCTGGTGCTAGTACACCAATATTTACAGATACAACTTCCAATGCAAGTTCGTTTACTGCAAGCAGTATTGGCACAGCAGGAACTACTCAAATTGGTACAGCTACCACAGTTCAGAGTTATTATTTGCAAAGAAGAAATGGAACAGATATTGATATTAGTTCTATCAAACTTGCATCAATAACTTCAAATGGTGACATTCAAGAATATTCAGATGGTGGCGCAACACTACTTGGAAATTGGTTAAAATATACCGCTGGTCAGTCAACAGATGGTTATAAGATTATATATTTGACTGGTGCTTCAGGCGCAACCTCTGGAACACAAAGAGGAACTAGTATGCTTAATAAACAATTAAACAGCGAAGATACCCTCATCACTCAAGTTAACACCAATGATTACCGGGCACAAAAGACTCCTTTTGGATCAGCAGCAACTGTTAATACAATGATCTTTACAATAAACAAGACATAAAGGAATACATCATGGCTATTTTTTCTAACAAAATCGTAGATGCATATTATACAGATGCAAATCTTGCTAATGTAACTATCTTATATAACTATGAAATGGATGGTGAGACTTTAGTTGGCGAATATAATTTATTGGTTGATGAGACAGAGGAACAATTTCAACATTTGTTGAGAGAGATGAGTTATGATGATATTGAAGCTGCTACTGTACAAAGGCACCTCGCACACCAAAGAGAATTTGATAGTATAGTTGAAATTCAAGTTAAAAAAATAGTAGAAGAGAAAGAATTACAACAGACGCAAAAAAAAGATATTAAAAGTGGTAAAGACCTATTTGAGTTAATTTTTGAATACGATTCAGATAAAGATGCAGACGAACTTTTCAAATGCAAGTTGTACTTGTTTACTTTAGATATGGTGAAAAATGGTTCTAAATCATTTAGAACTAAAATTAGAAAGGCAGATAGTTTATTGGAATTGTGTAAAACATTTTTAACTGAAAAACAAAGAGTAGAAAAAAAGAGTAAAAAATAATGAAAGACTTCAAGGAATATGCTTTTGGTGGTGGTTCGATAGGATCATACAAACCTGTGGCTGACTTGGGAGACACGGTTGGTAAAAGTTATCATGTTGGTCTTAATGCTGCCGCAGAAAAAAAGATTACACAGTCTGACCTTGACCAAATAGAGAAATATGCTGACAGACTTTTTGCTGCACTTAAAATTGATGTAGAGTTTACCAAACATTTTATGGACAGAGTAAATGATGCTCGTAATATAAAACAGATTACAGTTGCAGAACTTATTCGTCTTTTCAAACAAGCATACCGAAGATACGGTAAAAAGATTGCAAAGATGCCTGATGATGCGAATGCAGTCATTAATGATATGAAGACTAATATCAATCTACCCTTTGTTATGAACTACAAGAAAGGTGAGATTGAGTTAGTCGCAAAGACTGTAATGAGAAAGAAGAACTTTACCACATCTGCATCAAGTCCTAAATTAACATTTGAAAGTTTTCAGAACAAACTTGATGAGAGTGCTGCCGATTTTGCACCTATAGCACACCAACAAAGTTTGTCAAAAATTATCTTTAATCCCGCTGGTTACGGCACAGATATGTCTGCCACTTCAAAGAGAAGGGGTGGTCCCGGCTCTGTTGCAAACTCAATGTGGATGCCCATCACTGGTTCTATTTTCAAAAGAGTGTATCCAAAACAAGTTAGAACAACAACCTTTCATGTTACAAACTTTAAATATTTTGACCAGTTATATGCAATTCAAAACTCAAGACGTTCCATATCCACATTTGCGAACATGGATAGAAGATCAATTTATCAAGGCATACAATCTGGTAGTGGTCTTGTGATTGAGGTTGAGGGAAATGTTTTAGCGGCAGCAAAAGAAGATGTAATGTCTATTCCAGAACTTTCGGGACGAAGAATGATGGCTTTCAATTTCTTCAGAGGACCGTGGGGTGAGAAAGATGTTATGAAAATGCAGAAAGGTCTTGAAAAATTACTGAAGACTTTGGTAAACAGATATTACACGGCATTTGGTGATGACTACGGTAACATGGTGCCGTCACCAAGAGATGATGACTTTACAAAATGGAGACATATACGGGCGGCATATGACCAAGCAAAAAGTAAACGTGACAGAACAGCTGGCAGAACAATGCAAAAGATTGTCAAAGAATATATGGATGGCGTAGAAAAAGTCTTTAGTCAAAATGCGAAGCAAGTTCAAGATACACTGACTCGTTATATTGAACGCAAAAAGACTGATGAGCAATGGGACGAGATTGTAGTTGATGATTTCAATATCAAAAAAGTTTACATAATCGAAGACTCTGATGAACTTATGCCGGGTAATGCTGAAGAATTTGCAAATGAAATTTCAATGACAAAATTACCAGTTGCCCGTGTATATTCTCATGATATGGAAGAGTATGCTAGAAAAGTTGCTCAAGGTGAGAATGTAAAATTGAACACAACAGTCAAAGAACAATTCAATGAAGCACCAAGAATACCTCGCAAGAAAGGTCAACCCGCAAAGAGTGACAAACACTCTGACCTATACACAGATGAAGACCCAAAGGGAACAATACATGGGTTGGGATTTAAAGATGTAAAAACATCAAAGGCAAGTGTTAAGAAGATAGAAGGTTCAAGTAGAACACATGCACATAAAATACAGGCCGCAATTGCAATGGAACAACGGGCAAAAGTCATGGGCAAAAGTGCAGAAGCTGCTGTGTATCGTGCATATATAGAGAAGATGAAAAAGAAAACAAAGAAAATGTAATTCTTCTAAGGATTTATATTATGAATATTTTGGGTCTATCAGAAGGATTTCATGATGCAGGGTTGTGTCTCCTACAAAATGACAAGATAGTTACCGCAACTCACGCTGAAAGACACAGCGGTATTAAAAATGACAAATGGCTGCACCATAGCCAATTTCCAGTATCAAAAAAATATGAACCAGATGTAATCGCATTTTATGAAAAACCTTTTCGTAAAAATCTTAGACGTTTGTATGCTGGTCAGTCTTGGCAAAAGCCATCTCGCAAATGCGATTATTATTTTGGTCATCATCAGTCACATGCTGCTGCTGGATATTACACATCCCCTTTTGATGATTGTAATATTTTGGTTGTCGATGCAATCGGTGAGTGGGATACTATTTCGATATGGGAAGCAAAAGATAACAAAATGAAAAAGGTGAAGTCTTGGAAATACCCATACTCTCTTGGACTTCTTTATTCTGCAATCACACAACGTATTGGTTTCAAACCCAATGAAGAAGAATATATTACAATGGGAATGGCTGCATTTGGAGAACCGATATACAATTTAGAAAATCAATTGTGGGAAAATAACCATAAGGGGTGTGACGATATATTTCCAAATTCACGTTTAGAAGACCTCGCAGCATCCGTACAAGACCTCTACGAGAGAGAACTTCTTAAACTGGTGGAGATGTGTCCACATAAAAACTTAGTATTAATGGGTGGGTGTGCATTGAACTGTGTTGCAAACTCAAAGATAAAGGGAAAGAATATTTGGATTATGCCATCGCCAGGAGATGCTGGAAGTGCGCTTGGTGCAGCTGCATTGGTAAGAAAAAGAAAACTAGAGTGGAGAGGCCCATATCTTGGAACTCCTATCTTACGAGGATTAAATGTTAAAGATGTAGTTAAAGAATTACAGGATAAAAAAATAGTTGGAGTTGCAAACGGCAGAGCGGAGTTTGGGCCAAGAGCTTTAGGTAATCGTTCATTACTTGGTGATCCTCGTTATGACATTAAAGATACTGTGAATAATATAAAGAGGCGACAGAAGTTTCGTCCCTTCGCTCCTGTTATACTAGAGGAACATGCAGACGAATACTTTGAAGGGCCAATGAATGAGTATATGCAGTTCGTTGCCAAAGCAAAACATGATTATAGTTCTGTCACACATGTTGACGGCACTGCAAGAGTACAGATAGTTAGAGAAAAATGTGAATCTCAAATCCGATATATATTAGAGGAATGGTATAACGAAACAGGGTGCCCTATGTTGTTGAATACCTCTCTTAATATAAAAGGTATGCCAATGGTAAACACTTGGGAAGATGCTGAGAGTTTCATGAGGAAATATAATGTCAAGGTATTTTAAGAAACTCAAACTTAGACTCCGTTTGTTTTTTTCCAGATTTAAACGTATGAAAGAAAGTGAACCTAAAGGTTTTATATATGAGCAAGAAGACTAAACTTATAGTTAGTGGCTGTAGTTATACTTATGGCGGTAATGATAAAGATACCATAACTTGGGGAGAACAACTCGCAGAACGGTTGGACATGGAACTTGTCAATCTTTCGTGTAATGGTTGTGGTAATGAGTTTATTCTTACGACACTAACACAGGAAATTTCTAAAACTAAAAAGGATGACATTGGATTAGTTATTGCAATGTGGTCAGAATTTGAAAGGATTGATTTTCCTCGTTCAGTAGGTTCTTTTAGATTTGATGAAAGAAAACAAGAAGACGGTACAATTTATTATAAGCCTGTTTCTGAAACTATAGACTTTAACTATGAATATAAGAACAAAAAAAGAAATTGGACTTCTGTATATGTAAATGTGGTGTATGGTGAAGAAGATAGACAAAATATGATTTCATTATCAGGTATTTCGCATAGAGGTGCTAGAGAATGGATGGATTATCAAAATAGTTTCATACAATATTGCAACAAACATGGTTTTTGGAGTAAAATTGCTTGTCTTGACAAATCCTTTGAAAAATTTCTGCACTTCAAAAATATGGTAAGACAAAATAATTTACCATATCTACAATGCGTTGGACCTAATCCTTGGTGCCGTGGGGAGGATTCTGATTTCGCAAAAAACTTGAAAAAAAAGTATTTTGCAAAAAATATAATAGACTATGATTTTTATGATGAATTAGATGAACCAAACTTTATAGGATTTCCAATAATGCAAAATATTGGTGGTTATTCTTTAGATGATGTGATATTATCTTTAGAAACTGGTGAAAAAGACTATACATATAGAGTGTCTTCATCTGACAGCCATCCCAATACAAAAGGTCATAAAATATTTGCTGATAATCTTTATGATAGGTATAAAAAAATATATAGGAAGTGAACTATACAATGAGAAGTAAACTTATAGTCAGTGGATGTAGTTACACCTATGGGGCGCAAAAGGAAAGAAATGGCACAATACCTTGGCCCGATCAATTAGCAAATTTATTAGATATGGAACTCATCAATGTCTCACATAATGGTTGCGGTAATAATTATATCCTCTCATCACTGACAGATGCAATTTATGATAATGACCCGAAAGATATTGGATTGGTCATTGCAATGTGGAGTGAATATGATAGAATTGATTTTCCTATTTCAGAGGGGTCTTTTAGATTTTATGAGAAAAAACAAAAAGACGGTACAATTGAATTTGAACGTGTTGAGAATTACGAACATGAAAATGACAAAAAACGCTGGACTTCTATAAACATAAATGTTGTGCATGGTGAAAAAGAAAAAGAAATGATAATATCAAATGGCATTTCTCCTTATGGAGCATCCTCTTGGATTGACTATCAAAATTCTTTCACACGATATTGTAATGAAAATAACTTTTGGAGTAAGTCTGATTGTTGGCATCAGTCTCTTCATAAATTTTTACATTTTAAAAATTTGACAAATAAAAAAGGTTTACCATATTTACAATGTGTTGGGCCTAATCCTTGGGTTCGTGGAGAACCAAATGATTCTGCTAGAAGATTGAAAATAAATTATCTTGCAAAAAATTTAATATCACATCCATTTTTTGATGAGCTAGACGAACCAAATTTTGTAGGATTTCCTTTATTCACAAACATTGGTGGTTATGCTCTTGACGATATTCTTCCACTAGAGTCTGGCACTGAGCCAGAGGTAACTGGTTTTACTGTCGGCAGATATAATCGGTCATATAGGATATCTAAAACTGATAATCATCCTAATACGAAAGGTCATAAATTGTTTGCCGAACATCTTTATGAGAAGTATGAGGATATTTATTGATTATGATTAAAAATAAAAAACCTAAACTTATTGTTGGTGGATGTAGTTACACTTATGGACATAATAAGAAAAAAGATCAAACTGTAACTTGGGGAGAACAATTAGCAAAGCAATTAAATATGGAACTTGTTAACACCGCTGCAAATGGTTCTGGAAATGAGTTTATTTTAAATCAAATCTCGGAGGCAGTTTGTTCTTATCATAATATTGGTCTAGTGGTAGCAATGTGGTCAGAATTTGAAAGGATTGATATTCCAATATCACCAAACACAAATAGGCAACTATTAGAAGGTCAGGGAGGGATGCAAGCCACACCTTTATCGTGTTGGAAAAATCCTAACTTTTATGATGAAAATGGGTCTTATTGGTTTCATATGAATATAAACATCTTGTTTGATCAAAATTTTAAAAAAAAATCAAAAAAAACCATAGATCGTCATAATGAAATTACACTTTACTTAAAAGATAAGAAGATATACTCTGCTATAAAATGCTTGGAAAAATCACTTTTCCAAATGATGCTTTTTAAACAGTTAGCAAAATCTCAAGGTTTAAAATATATGCAATGTATTGGGCCATTTCCATTCAGAGAAGTGAATGACAAAATAAAAAATCAGAGATATTCAAAAGCTATGTTAGATAATATTTTCTTTGATGAGTTAGATGAGTCAAATTTTATAGGATTTCCTATCATGAAAAATATCGGTGGATTTTCTTTTGATAATCTTCTTCCAAACTGGTCAGAAGATAATTCATATAGGATATCTGAATTTGATAGTCATCCTAATACAAAAGGTCATAAATTATTTGCTGATTATCTTTATGAAAGATACAGAGAAATTTATAAACCATGATTAAAAACAAAAAACTTAAACTTATAGTCGGTGGATGTAGTTACACTTATGGCGGTAATGATAAAGACACCATACCTTGGCCTAATCAATTAGCAGAGTTATTAGATATGGAGCTTGTTAATACCTCTAGGAATGGTGCAGGCAATGAATATATCTTAGGTGAAATCTCAAAAGCAATATGTTCGTATAACAATATTGGTTTAGTGGTAGTAATGTGGTCAGAATTTGAAAGGATTGATTTCGTTAGGATGACAGCAAAGAGGTGGCAACATCCTGATTGTTCTTATGTTGAAACTGACAAACAGTTTCTTACCACTGTAAATGCAAACGTGATATATGACCCTAAAAAAGATATTCAGTTTGCAAAAAGTTTTCGGAGATATGTAAACTTACATAATGAAATTGTTCTTTTTTTTAATGAAAACGGAATGTATACTAAGTTAAAATGTTTAGAAAAATCTCTTCTTCAGATGATGTTGTTTAAACAATTAGTTAAATCTAAAGGATTAGATTATATACACTGTGTCGGCACCAATCCTTATATACGAGGAGAGGAAACTGCTGAAGATATTAAAATAAAAATTCAGCAGTATTCAAATGCAATAATTGATAGTATATTTTTTGATGAATTAGATGAAACAAACTTTATTGGATTTCCTATAATTAAAAATATTGGTGGTTTCTTTTTCGATGATCTTCTTCCAGAACCAAATCTTTTATATAGAGTATCCGAATCTGATAGCCACCCTAACACAAAGGGTCATAAGATATTTGCAGACCATATATATGAGAAGTATAAAGAGATTTATCATGATTAAAAATACAATAGTATGTGTTAAGTGGGGCGACAAGTATGGTCGAGAATACGTTGAGAGGCTAAAAGAACAAGTCGAGAAAAACTGTTCAATACCGTTTAATTTTTATTGCCTTACGGACAATCCAGTAGAAGACTACGATCTGTATCTTCCCATCGTTTGGAATAATTATGAGAATGGAAATTTCTGGGCATATAGAAAATTTTATATGTTTAAAGAAAAGTCTATAAGACGAATATTTTTCCCAGGCGAGCGTATACATCAAGACATTCATCTCATAGATGGTGAACACTTCTTATATCTTGATTTAGACGTTATCATTCAACATGACTTAAAATACTTTTTTGAGCTTGATATGGAAAGACCTTATATTGTAAAAGGTTGGTGGAATGATATTGAGGTCTGTAAAAAGAACTTTGTGAATTATCAATCGCCAATGATTAACTCCTCTGTCATACGGTGGGACAAAGGCCAAATGGAAGAAGTTTATGAACACGTTAGTACAAATTTAGATATTTTATTTTTCACCTATCCTACTATTGATAACTATTTAAATCATTTCTTTTATGACATATATGAAGAGGATGAAACACAGAATTTTTTCAATGTTTTTCCAGAGGGTGATATTTACTCTTGGTATAAAGGAAATGTTTTTCCAGATGACATGGAGCCAAAGAAAAAGAGAGAGGAGTGTAAGATTTGTTTATTTAATAATAGTGGCGAAGATAACGATACTGAGGAATTAAGGTCATTATGGAATACTTAAAATATACACCAGAAATGGCAAGAGATTGGAAGAATGCAATCAACTCCACAGATGGCTATATGGAGAAGAGAGTTTGGGATTCTTTGAATGAATCGCAATTGGTTAGCAAGATGTGGTTAGTTGAAGAGATGTTAAATTTGAAAATGAAACCTGTAAATGTGTCTTTATTGGCAGGATGGTTTGCTCAATATATTGTCCCTTTACTCTTTGATAATTTTAAATCTATAGAGTGCATAGAAAACTTTGAAATGGACAGGAATATAAAAAGTCTCGCATACAAATTTAATACAAGGTATAAGAATGATGAAAGGTATAGAATAAGATATAGAAATATCATGTTTGAAAAATGTTTGATGATTGATAAAATAGAAAAACATGATGTGGTTATAA